AATGTAGCAAAATCCACGTAAATTATGACGTGTTCAGAGAAAGTAAAATCTTCCGGCGGAACCCGGCCTTGTTGGCCAGAGTCTTTGCTTTGCCGACTCTTCTCTGATTGGCTCGCCCCATGCTGTTGCTAGAAGCTCAATTCTTGGTGGGAAATCAACTCCCTCAAGTGCTTCAGCCCGTTCAATCATGTTTGCGCGCTCCATCCATCTCAGTGCACTGAATCTTGGCTTAATACCTCGTATGACGACAAGTCGTCTCCAGATATCCTTACATGTCATGTAAAAACGATAGTTTCTACCCATGTCTGCCATTGCTAAGCCCATTGCTGATGCGGCTAGCCTTGTCCAGTCCTGATCTCGTTCTGGGAAAAACAAGTGTCTTAGCATATCTTCTTCTGTCCTGTAAGCTATCCCACAGTTGTTGAAGTATCCTAGAACTGTCATTCCACTAAGTCTTTTGCCTATTTTTGATTTTTTAATGTTTAGTATCGCGTTGAAATAAAATTTCGCTGCATCTGCTAATTGCACTAAGAAATGTGGTCCAAAAATTTGGTACACACGTTCAAAAAAAGTAACAAGAGAATCATCACCTTGTATTCTAATCCAAAATCGTTCTGACTCTATATTAATTCCAAGTGACGAAAGGCAGGTTAGGATCATAATAGAATTACCATTGGTATCCATTAGTTGCGTTTGCTGATATCCTGAACCAAATCCATTATACGTCCATCGGTAAAGTCTCCCGTCTGGTAGTAGAATTGGTGTAAATTTAATACAATAACACATCCATTTCCAAAGTCTCTCCAAGTGTTTTGGATCTTTTGGCTTTGCATTTGGATAAAATGAAGTTGGTGCGTAAAAATTAAAAGAAAAGTAACTCCTCCATGTCTCATGGACAATGTCAATCAATTCAAAAAGCAGTCTTTTGTCAAACTGACTCCAATCAATAGAAAGTACTGTATTAGGTGCTCCTCCAGTTTCAATTTCCCTCATCAATTTCTTCCATCCACCTTTCATTATTTCACGGCCCCAGAGTAGTCGTCCTTCATCTTCGTTCAAGTATCGACGTTGTAATTGCCAAATAAAGCAATTTTCGACTTGTAGAAGTAGCTTTGTCGCTCCAAATACGGCTCGAATTTTGTCTGGCTCATCTTTGCTGACCACGTGTGATCTCGCATGTAGAGTATTCCAGTAGTATGGAACTGGTGTTCCATCTTGTTTCCAAAAATTTTTTGATCCATATTTTATCTCGTGAACTAAAGCTCTGTTGTAGACAAATATCTCGTTGTAAAGGTTGTGAAAATTAGGTGTATCGTCGCGAATAATCCCTAAGGCTTG